AAACATGTAAGTCTATGGTGTGAGAACTTAGGTGCTAATGTCTCTACACTATCAGGTTTGAAATATACACCTTCTTCAGCACCATCAAAGAATGAGAATTGCCAGAAGTAAGTACCACCAGTTACTTTGAAGATTGCTGTTCTAGGTGGAACCTGTGCTTCTGTATTAATACCCTTTGCAGGGAATGTTGTAGGATATGGAATATATTTTGGAATTATTTTTGTTCTTCTTAAATCTAATCCAACAACAGAACAACCTCTAGGTACGATAACACCACCTTCAGTTGAATTAAATTTATATAATACATTATTAGCAGATGTTAAATCTAAGTTAGAGTTAGCATCAATAGGAGCAACGTTCGTATATAATACATCACCAGGTCTATTATCAATAATATATTCAGCAGGATAGAGCATGATACTAAAAGCATCAAACTCGTCATTACTTAATCCAACTCTATATGAAAATCTTGCTACTTCTAGGAAAGCACGTTGCAACGTCTTGAATGGACGCAACGCAGAGTTACCTCTATTGTCAATAGAATCTGAAGCGTCAAAGTCATCAGGGTTGACGTAGATAATACGTCCCGTGCGGGACGTAATAATATTCTTTAATCTCGTTAGTGACATTACTTATACGCTATTCCTATATGGTTATTTATTGAAGAGAGACTACTGCGATTCGTAGTTTCTTAGAGTAAACTCAGTTGAAGTATCCTCAAAACCCATTAGAGTAAATGCATTATTATTTGTTGTAGTCTTGACTAACATCCTCTCTCCAGGTGCAAGCACTATGGAAGTGATTTTGTCAATTTCATTATTACCATTAGATACACCAACAGTTATATAATTCTCAGCATCAAGAGCAGCAACATCAGTATCAACACTACTAATAGTAGCAGTTGCTCTAGTTGCTGAACCTAATTTTGGAAGATCTAAGAATGTATCAGAACCTGCCCATGCAGAAGAATTTAATCCTAGAACAATTTTACAAGTAGTTCCAGCAAAGGATCTTATGTATCCCCACTTACCAGAAGTTTGAGCACTAACAGTAAATGAAGTAGCATCAACTGTGAAACTATCACTACCATTTGCCCAAGTACCTACCAAGTCATAAACATAAACTTCAGTATATGTAAATGCTCCTGATACTGATATATTTTGCTGACTTCCACCATATCCTGAGTTACCAGCAGTACCAGTACCACCATCATAATAGTAATATGATTGAGCAGGACTTGAGTTAGCAGAAAGGTCATACTGTACATAGGCAGTACCACCAGATCCAGCAGTACCACTAGTAGTTTTACCAGTAGTATATTCTGTACCATCATCAGAGTTGCCAGCAGTACCATCAGGACCCCACTCACCATTAACTGTAGTAGAAATTTTAAAGTCTCTACCACTCATACTTGTATCACCTACATTAAATCTATATGCTCTATCTGAGAACAAAGAGAGAGATTCAACTGTATATGCACTATAAACTCCACCAGCAGTTGTAACTGAGAACACAAAATCTTGTGCTGCTGTTCCTACACCACCTGATGAAACTGTTGCAGATGCACCTGAACCATTAGATACTGAATCACTAGCAGCAAAAGCACTACCTGAACCATTTAAAGTTTCTGGACCAATAAGAATATAATTTACTTGGTTCTCTAAGTATGCATCATATATTAAAGCAGTTGTAGTGTTACCACCAGTTCCTTTTGTAAGTGTTTCTCCAGCAGCAAAGGTTCCAGTTACACTCTCAACTGTAAGTCTCTTCATCAATATATCTTTAACATGTATATCTGTATAAGCAGGAACATAATAACTATCAAACTTTGCAGTCTTTTCCCCATCATCACTTGTAATTAAACTACCACCTACTAAAGATGATGTTGCTGCTATTGCAGACCCTAATGTAAATCTATGAGAAGTAATAATATCACCCTTATGCAACTTATACGTGTTTGCATCTAAGGTAACTTTTTGATCGAAATCTTTTACACCAACATCATAAGCAGATCCAGTACCATCATTAGCAACTGTTAATACAGCACTTGCCGATGAATCACTTGGAGCACTATACAATACCGAAAGGGTATTTGATGCTGGTTTTAGTTGTGCTAATATGCCTGATCTAGCCATGGTAATAAATTAGAATCCTGCGTAGAAAAATTGTTGTAATCTTGTGCGACCTGCTAGGTTCGCTGCACCAATACCTGCACCAAAGTTAACATCATCAAGAGTTACGTTATCGGTAGAAAGTAGTGTTGCATCAGAGTCTGGGAACTTAATAGTTCTTACACCCGTAATATTTGAAGTGTCAAGTGTTACTGTTTGAGAAGTACCACCTGTAGTTTCTCTAAGAACAGGACGAACGAAAGTCTTATTCTCTTGAACCTGAGTTGCCTTATCAAGTACAATCTCACTTGTACCTACATTATTTAGTACTGCTGTAGCTGGGAATCTAATACTATTATTAGTAGAAGTATTAACATTCGATAAATCAAACGTAAGTCTCTTTGATACATCAGTTGTATCAGAAAGAATTAGTCCAGCAATAGTTTTGTTAGAAAGAGATTGAGTTGTCTCTGTACCAACAAGAACCAAACTTAAATCAGGAACAGTAATAGTTCTATTTGCAGTAAGTGCAGAAGTATTCCATTGTGCCCAACTCGTAGCACTTTCTGCGTTAGCAGCAAGTTTCATGTTAACGAAAGTCTTGCTTAATGCAGTTTGCTCTGTTTTGGTATCAAGTAAGGTAGATGAAGTAGCAGTAGGTTCAGCAGTAGTTGTTACTGTACCAGCATCAGGTAAAAGATATGATCTTCTAGCACCTGAAGTCGTGGGCCAATTTAACTGGAAAATTGCTTCTTCGGTATTATCTGTAATTACAAAATTATCCTCGTCTATGAGAATAGTTTTATTGGTAAGGGTTTGTTGTGTATCATCTCCAACAAGAGTAGTACCACTACCAGAAGTAATAGCAGGAAGTGTCATGATTCTGGTAGTAGTACCAGTACCAACATTACCTACTTCAAATCTTACTTTTGGACCTTGGGCATCCTCTAATAAGAAAGATGAATCTTGAATCAAAAACTGACCTGTTACTTTAACAGAACCAGTACCCTTTGGAGCAAAAACTATATCACTATTATTAGCAACATCATCAACAGCAGTCATATACAGAGATGTACTACTGTTACCATTATCAATTCTTGAACAATATAATCCACCATCACCAAAAGCAATACCTATCTGATCATAAGCATTCTGGTAAAAACCAGTATCTCGGTCAAGGTCAAAAGCTACACCTGGTGATGCTTTAGTACCCTGACTTACACCTCTGAACAATTGATTTACTTTTGCTTTACGGTTAGGAATCAAAGGATCAGATACCACAACAGGAAGAATCGCTTCTCCTGACAAATTGGAGTCTGATATAGTTTCTAACTGTGATATCTTCTTAGTTGCCACGAATAATCATACGTTTTGCTACAAGTCTATTTATACATGCTCAGAGTAGGATTGCACCAATTACGAAACCTTTAGCAAATGCAACACATAACATTTGATAATCCGTTAAATTAAACTTGTCTTGAAATTTACGAGCAAGGTTACGATCCCATGCTACTACCTTATCAAAATACTTTTTCATGATTGTTTTTTAATTAGAAGATTGATATTTTCTTCGGTGAACTCTCTTTCGTGTATGAAAAACACTAACGTCATTCTACCACACTCTTTAGTATTCCCAAAGAAGTTAGATGGTCCATGTATATTATATCCATCATACACCAATAATCTATTATACTTATTATCTATATTAATAAACTGACTACGATCACTATCTAAAATAGATGTCCCTGCATCTAATGGAGCATCTGGAGTTAAATATACTAATCCAGCACAAGGTAAAAAGTCTTTATGAAATCTATCTTGCCAATCACAGTAACCCCCTTTACTTCTTTCTGTTGATATATGAAAGAAAGAACTAAGTATAGGATCTCTAATTTTACCACCAGGAAAAGATCCGTTAGGAAACATCCTTCCATTATCCCAATCTGGGTACCTCCAATTATCCAGATCCATTACATCCCAAATATAATCAAATATTAGTTGAGTAGAATCATCTAATAATTTATTTTTATAATGAGAAAGAGGTTTTGTTCTACTACCTTTCCATCCAACTGGAGAAGGATCTTCCATTACCCTCCACTCATCTAAAGATAAAGCAGTTTGCCTTAACCTATCAGGATCATCAAAGAAATCATTAACTAAAATATGATTCATTCTTTTTGTTTTATATTATATTCTACAATAATCTTTTTAGATGATACACCTAAACTATTATAGGTAGTTCTATACTCAGTTTTTCCCCCTAATTTAGAAGCAATTAATTCTATTTGGGAAACCAATTCCTTTTCACCTTCTTTAGGTGTTATTATTACATTCACTATCAGCCTCCTTTTTTTCTTGTTTTAATTGTTTCTTTACCATTTTAGCATAAAAAACATCCTTTTTGGAATACCAATCGGGATGTTTCTTAGCCAATTTTATTAACTTCTTAGCCGCCTTCAGATCCTTCATTTAATACCTGTTCCGATTTTCCCCTGAAATAGGTATTTATAACATCAATCTGATCTTGATATTTAGCAATCATATTAATCTCTTCTTCAATTGCTTCAACAACATTAGAATGCTCACCAATCCCTACAGGATTACTAAGATAAACTTCAACATTCGCTCTATGTTTAGCAATATCACCTTGAGCATGTGCTAATAATGCATTAATTAATTGTTTTCTCATAAGTTTTCCTCTTGTTCCGTTAATAGTGTAGCATCAGAAGTAGGTTTTGCAACACAAGTAAGAACAAACCCTGCCTCTAATTGATCATCATCCAAAAAGAATTGATCTTCTTGATCTACTGTACCCTCTTCAAGTTTCATACAACAAGAAGAACATGATCCAGCACGACATGAATAATTATGATCTAGACCTGCTTCTTCTAGTGCATCTAGAATAGTAGTATCTTCATCACATTCAAAAGTATTTGTTTCTCCATCAGGTGATTTTAAGGTTATCGTAGCCATGCGTGATATATGCAACCGTATTATATATCACTTAAAAGTGTGCCTTAAATCCCATGCTGCTGAAGACACACAATTATTATCGGTGTTTATCCTTCCATTAGGTAAAGAATTAAATGCTAAAGACCATCTATCTTTAGGTGAATTATTCCATAAACCATGTTCTAACCAATATGGGAATATTATTAGATTCCCTTTAGCAGCAGGTAAATCCTTATATCTATCAGCATTTTTTCTACTAATAGGTATAATAGATTCATGCTGTCTAACAGCAATAGGATCTTTAAATGATGTAGGTGTGCCATCAGTAAGATAAAAGCATCCACTAAAAGCACTCATAGGATGTTGATGATAATCTTGTCCTGTATTTGTAACATATTTGTTCATCCATGCAGTAACAATTCTCAACTCATCACATTGAAGATTATAAAAATCCTTAATTTCACCTAAACATTTATGAAAGAATTTAAATAACTCTTCAAATTCTTCATTATTATGTAAGTCAGGAACAGAAGGACCAAATTGTTTTAACTTCTTTGCTTTATATAAAATATCTTCCATATCACCATCCCATTTCCATGAGAAAATTTCTACAGGAAATATTGGTTGTATATTCATGATATAAATCTAAAATTTAAATTAACAGATGCAGTAATTCTAGTTTTATCAGATATATGTGGACTAACACCATGCAACATCCAAGGTGGAATAAAAACTACATCTCCTTCTCTTGGTTTCATCCAGATTTGATCAACAGGGATAATACGTTTCCAAAAAATATCTACTTCAGAACCATGTCGATTCATTATAAAAAATCTAGAGAAACCTTCTTCCCATTCATTACCAAATATTACACATACTAACTGACATCCTGGATGATCATGCACCTCTTGAAAATTACCTTTAGTATAATAATTTCTCCATGCTTCATTAACTTGAAAATCAAGTTTCCCTGTTACATCTAAACCAGTTCCTAATTTAATCTCATTCCAAAAAAGTCTTAGACTAGGAGAAAGAAGTTCGAGGATTTTATTATAATCCCCCAACCTCTGTTTCTTCTCCATGAGACAGTCATTCCCCCAACTAAATTCTTGATCTGGATGAAGAACAGCATTTTCATCTTTAATGAAAGATACTAATTCTTTCCTATTTGGAGCAAGAATTCTAGAATAAAAGGACTGCGGCCAAGGTGTATGTAACATTATAAAGTCTTATTCAATTTTTTTACAAACATCTTGGTGCGTTTTTTTAACTGTCGCAAACGTGCAGACGCTAACTTTGATTTAAAGTTACGTCCCATCTTCCGAGGAGTTTCATGGCTTTTGAGGAACATCGGTCTGCCTCGCTTACCTGTGAATTATAGAATAGTTATTTAGTTTTGTCAACCCCTCCCATGAGAACTAAAGAATATCTCCAATGACTCTGATCCCAGTAGTCATTACTATAGTTTTGATATGATCCTTCTGGAATAAAAGCAGAATGAAAATTATTACCATTATAAAAAATGGCACGATTATATTTTACTGGTTCTAAGTGATACATTTCCCATTCATCATCACCACGAAACTCCTCATATTCAAAATTACCTTTAACCTGTTTATTAAATATACGTCCTTGCGTTTCTTCTGGTAAACCTAAACCATGATACCTACCTCTCCAAGTATGAAATGCTGTACCTCCTGGTCCATCACATAACCATAAATTAAGAGCATAGTTCATACTATCTTGATGAGGAT